AAAGGGGCACTCTGTGATTTCCCAATCCTTCCGCATCGTCGGTCAGACCACCAAATTGAGCGTCACGGATACCGGAGTGACCTCGGGTCTTATCAAGACCACATCTCCTGACCAAACCAATTACGCATCTTTCCTGAATACCGGCACCAAACCTTGCGCGGTGACGTTCAGCACCACGAACGCAAGCATTGGCGCGACTCTCCCGGCAACCAATCCTGGTGACTTTGTGCTGCCTGGCGGGATGATCCAGCCGGTGGCCATCGTGGTTCCCGCGGTTCCGTACTATGTCGGCGCAATTACCGCGTCGGGCGAGACCGCAACCCTATTTGTGACGCCGATCGGCAATTAAGGGGCAGAAATGGGCTACACCAACCAAGTTGCGTCCACCCAAACCACGAACATCGTCCCCGTTCAGGCGTCGTTTAACAGCGCTGGCGTCTGTACTGGCCTGATTGGGCCTGGAGGCGCGGTTTTCCTGCCGCCGTTGTCCCCGTCTGTTATTGGGGGCAAGACCACTATTGCAGCGGCACAAGGGGCAAAAACCATCACAAACGCCAACGTCACGACGTCTAGCGTGGTGGTGGCGACTGTGGCGACCTTGGACGATACCCTGACGTCAGTTCGTGTGGTTGTCGGCAACGGATCATTCACGATTACCGGGAATGCAGATGCCACGGCAACCACGACGATCAACTACATCATCGTGAACTGAAATGTCTAACCAAACAGCCCTGACAAGTACGCAGAACCTTCTGCCCGTACAGGCGTTATTTAACGTCAACGGTACGTTTCAGACGTTTATTGGCCAGGGCCAGCCGTTCACCGCAACGATTGACCCTAATCAATCTGGTCTGCACATCACCAGCAGCACGATTGACAGCTCGCCGATCGGTGCAACAACCCCATCTACGGGCGCATTTACTAGCGCCACGGTTGCCGCAACGCCCACAGGAGCGACAGACGTCGCTAACAAGGCGTACGTGGACAACTATGTGGCTGGGATTTCGTGGAAGCCGCCTGTCAACTACGGAACCACGGCCAACATCACGCTTTCTGGCCTTGGAACGCAGGCAGGAGGCGATTGGACTTCTAGCCTGACCGCTGGAATGCGTGTGCTGGTGAAAAACCAGAGCGCAGCGGCTGAAAACGGCATTTATGTGGCGGCGTCTAGTGGTTGGACGAGGGCAAACGATGCAAATGCTTGGGATGAACTGGTCTCCGCGCTTGTGTTCGTGGAATCGGGTGCTACTCTGGCAGGGTCGGCATGGTACTGTTCCGCACAGCCTGGCGGCACGCTTGGTTCAAGTGCGGTCAACTGGTCAAATTTCTCAGTTGCGGCGACCTACACCGCGGGCACAGGACTGACGCTTGCCGGGTATCAGTTCAGCATCACCAATACTGGAGTTACCGCCAACAGCTACGGATCATCCTCAAGCGTGGCGACCTTCACGGTTAACGCGCAGGGGCAGCTGACGCTCGCCGCAACGACTCCGATTGCGATTGCCAACACCCAAGTCTCGGGCCTTGGCACGATGTCTACCCAAAACGCCTCAAACGTAGCGATTACGGGTGGATCAATTGATGGCACAACGATTGGCGGCAGCACCGCGGCAGCGGTTACGGGCACGACGATCACCGCAAATACCCAATTTAGTGGGCCAGGAACGGGTTTAACGGGCACGGCAAGCGGCTTGTCCATCGGCGGCAACGCGGCCACCGCCACAACCGCGGGAAGCGCCACAACCGCCACGACAGCGACCAATCTGGCCGGTGGAACAGCTAACGCGCTGCCGTATCAGACCGGAGCAGGCGCAACATCGTTCCTGAGCGCATCCAATGGCGTGCTGCAGTCCAACAGCGGATTGGCGTGGACAACCACCCCGACGCTTACCGGCACCAATTTCTCGGGCATTCCACCGTCTGCGCTGACCACCTCGAGCTTCACGCTCGGGTCGACATCAATCAGCCTTGGCAGCACCACGACCACGGTAACGGCCCTGACGTTGGCAAACCCAAGTGTCAGCAATTACGCAACGTGGACAGCCAATGGAGCGCCCACCTACACCGCTGGACGGATGTGGTACGACAGCGGCACGGCCACATTGTCCTACTACAACGACACGACGAACAACATCGTTCGTGTCGGCGCCCAGCTGCAGCAACAGGTCAGAAACTCCACCGGATCAACGATTACCAAGGGTCAGGTGGTCTACATCTCGGGATCAACGGGACAGATTGGCAACATCATTCTTGCCCAGGCAAACTCCTACACGTCATCTCAAGTCATCGGCGTTACCGTTCAAGACATTCCCAACAATAGCGACGGGTACGTGGTCATTTACGGAACCGTGGAAAACGTCAACACGGCAGGCCTGACCGCTGGCCAGAACATCTATCTTTCGGCCACAACGCCTGGAGCGCTGACGCAGACAGAACCGTCCACCCCGAACTATGCGGTTCACATGGGCGTTTGTTTGTATAGCAACACAAACAACGGTAAGCTGCTGATCGTCCCTGACAACAAGTCAATCGATACTGGCTACATCATTGGCCAGGTGGCGATTGGACAAGGCGGCACGAACGGCACGGCCACCCCAACCGCAGGGGCTGTGGCATACGGAACCGGCACGGCATATGCCTTCACCAGCGCTGGAACGTCTGGCCAAGTTCTGACGTCCAACGGATCGGGAGCGCCGACCTGGACAACGCCTACGGCCTATGCCACGGTGACGGATGACACCACGACGAACGCAACGCGGTACATCCTGTTCGCCGCGACCACCACTGGCAACCTGACCACCGAATACGTCAGTTCAACCAAGCTCAAATTCAACCCGAGCACGGGCGCGTTGACCGCTAACCAGCTCATCATTGCACCGTAAGGAAACGACATGGGACAACTAGTTTTCCAGGCCAACTTGGGCGGCGCTGTCAATTTGGCAGGCCCAAACACCGCATCCACGGTTACCTTCACTCTGCCGAGCGCAGACGGTACAAACGGACAGGCCTTGATTACCAACGGATCTGGCGTATTGTCGTTCGGATCGGTGGGTAGCGGTACGGTCACATCCGTATCTGCGGGTACGGGGATGTCGTTCTCCACGATTACCTCAACCGGCAGCGTGGCAATCGACACCACGGTTGTCCCTCGATTTGCCAACGCAGGAACCTTTACCGGCACACAAACCTTCAGCGGCACATCCAGTGCCCTAGCGATGGTGCTGAATGACGCAGCAGAGGTCGCCACGGTCAGCGCAACAGCCGCAACCGGCACCATCAACTACGACGTCACCACCCAAAGCGTCCTGTTCTACACCACGAACGCCTCGGCAAACTGGACAGTGAATTTCCGTGGGTCATCGGGAACCAGCCTCAACACCCTGATGTCTACAGGCCAGAGCATCACAGCGGCATTCTTGGTGACACAAGGCTCTACGGCGTACTACAACAGTGCAGTGCAGATTGATGGGTCAAGCGTGACCCCGAAGTGGCAAGGCGGCACAGCCCCGTCTGCGGGGAACGCATCGGGCGTGGACGTCTACGTCTACAGCATCATCAAGACGGGCAGCGCGACATTCAGCGTGTTTGCATCGCAAACTCGGTTCGCATAAGGACTGACCATGCCGATTATTGCAGCAGAGGGTTCGCTGTCATCGCAAGGCTACGGGCAATTTGCCAAGACCGGCGTTGCCACCTACATCGAGGACGTCTTTTCGACGTACCTCTACACTGGCACTGGAGCAAACCAGACGTTCAATAACGGCGTCGATCTGTCCACCAAAGGCGGCATGGTATGGATCAAGCAGCGCAGCAGCCCTGCGGAAGATTGGCGCTGCGTTGACAGCGCACGCGGGATTACCAATGGTTTGCAGCAAAACCTAACCAACGCCCAACAAGACTGGACAGGTCTTGGGTACGTCACGTCTTTTAATACCAACGGTTTTTCAATTGGCACAAACGTGTCAATCAATACGAGCGCCTACACCTACGCCTCATGGACCTTCCGCAAGCAGCCGAAGTTCTTTGATGTGGTGACGTATACGGGGAATGGATTAACTGGGAAAGTGATTAACCATAGCCTAGGGTCTACACCGGGGTGCATTATTTTTAAACGCACTGATAGCACTAGTGATTGGGCTGTGTATCATAGGTCTTTAAACGGCGGCGTTGGGCCTGAAGATTACAGGGTATTTTTAAACACTACTGCCGCGCAAACCTCTGGGCCTTCTTACACAGTTTCGTCCGTATCATCCACATCATTCACGCTTGGGTCTGATGGCGCTGGCGGTGGATCAACACTGACTAATGTTAACGGCGCAACCTACGTCGCCTACCTATTCGCCCACAACGCAGGAGGCTTTGGCCTTACTGGTACGGACAATGTGATTTCGTGCGGGAGTTATACGAGTTCTTACCCGAGCAAACCAAGCATCAATCTGGGATGGGAGCCTCAGTTTGTTTTGATTAAGGCCGCCACTCAAAGCGGCGCGGGCAGTGGGCCAACCAACTGGGTAATGTTTGACAATATGCGCGGGGTTCCAACTGGCGGCAACGACGCAACTCTTTTGGCGAACACTAGCGGGGCCGAGTTTACAAACACGCCTTACATAGATTTCAATGCTACCGGGTTCACGGTTGATCCAAATGGAAACGGATACAACGACGTTAACTACCCGGCAAACAACACCTACATCTACATCGCCATCCGTCGCGGCCCGATGAAAACGCCGACGAGTGGGACGAGTGTGTTCAGCCCGGTAGCACGTAGTGGAACTAGCGCAAACACTACGGTTGCGGGGTCTTCAGGTGTTTCTGATCTTGCAATTATAAAAAACAGAAACACGGTTATTACGCAAACTCCATTTTGGGCAGCGCGAATAACTTATAACAACTTCCTGTTGTCTTCCGCTACTGATGCTCAAAGCGGTGCTGGCACTGCCGCTTTGCAATCTAATCCTTGGGATGTAATGAGCGGGGTAAAAGTCGGTACTGGAGGAGCGGTTACGGTAACAAACGCTTCCGGGCAGGAATACATTAACTATCTATTTACCCGCGCCCCCGGCTTCTTTGATGTGGTGTGCTATACGGGGACGGGTTCTGCAACGACTGTGACGCATAACTTGGGTGTTGCGCCTGAGTTGATGATTGTGAAGCAACGCAACGTTGCCAGAAGCTGGGTTGTTGGAAACACGCCCAACGGCTGGACAAATCGGTTATTGCTGGATCAAACAGTAGCGTCAAGCGCTCAGACAAGTACATGGAATGACACTGCACCAACGTCATCTGTATTCACTGTTGGTACAAGTTCTGGTGTCAATTTAAGCGGTGGAACATATGTCGCTTACCTCTTTGCCTCCTGCCCCGGCGTGAGCAAAGTAACAAGTTTTACTGGCAACGGCTCAACGCAAACCATTAATTGTGATTTTACAGGGGGTGCGCGGTTTGTTCTTATAAAAGCAACCAGCACAACTGGAAACTGGCTTGTTTTTGACACGGCTCGTGGCATGACAACCAGCACAGACCCGTGGCTTGCCTTGAACAGCACTGCGGCAGAATCTGCAACAACTGGTGCTTGCACAACAGTGTCTAGCGGATTTGCTGTGGACGAATCCAAACTAACAGGCGTCAACACCAACGGCGTTTCGTACATAGCGCTTGCCATCGCATAAGGAGCAAACATGGAAATCAGACTTCGCGCCGATGGCGCAGTGATGCTGGAAGATGAGTTCCGGCGCTACATCAAAGCCAACGGCGGCCCGACTTGGGACAGAACAACTGATGAGGTGTTGGAGGCTCTGGGCGCAGACCCGGTGTTTGAAGGCCCGCAGGCATCTGGCGGCACGGTGTACCAATACTCCATGCGTCAAGGTGTAGAGCAGATTGACGGCAAGTGGTACACCAAGTACGTCCTTGGCCCCGTTTTTGTTGACCGGCCTGCAACTGCTACTGAGCCAGCCAAAACTGCTGTTGAGCAAGAGGCTGAGTACAAAGCCCAAAAGGACGCTGAACAGGCCAAGAACATGCGTGCTCAGCGCAACCAAAAGCTCAAAGACAGTGACTGGAGCCAAGTAGCGGATGCCCCGGTGGACAAAACTGTGTGGGCAACGTATCGGCAGGCTTTACGGGATGTGCCCAAACAGGCGGGTTTTCCGTGGGACATTAACTGGCCTGACGCACCGTGAAGATCAAGATTCTTGAACTTTACGGCAATGGCGCTGCGGCAACGGGCGCCAGGTATCTTGCGTCCATTACTGATGGGCCAATCACCGTTGAGAGCGAGGGAAACTGGTACTTTGACGCTGTCCCGTTGGCCACGCTGACTGAGGACGATGTGGCGGCAATCATTACCCAGGCGACCACAAAAGACGGTGTAAACAGCATTCAAGCCCGCCTGCAGGAGCAGCTGGGCGCTCAAGCCAAGACAATTCGACTTCCGTGGCTTCCTGAGACCTTTACCGTATCGGTGTAAATATGACCCAGCCCATCGAAATCATCACCCGTGCGCTAAAAGACATCGGCGCATTGGAAGCTGGCGAGACTCCGACACCGGAAGCAGCGCAAGATGCGTTCGATATGCTCAATGAGTTGATTGATCAATGGTCGAACAACAACTTGTTGGTCTATAACGTCACGGAAATTATTTTTCCGCTGATTTCGGGGCAAACGCAGTACACCATCGGCCCAACGCCCAGCACGGCCAACTTTATCGGGTCACAGTTCACCGGCTCAATTACCGGAAACGTGCTGACGGTTACCGGCATTCTGTCAGGCGCAGTGGCGCAAGGAATGACCCTGAGTGGCACGGGAATCACCACCGGCACCAAGATCACCGAGTTTCTGACCGGCGCTGGCGGCAACGTCAACGAGCAGGGCACGTACCAGGTCAACATCAACCAGACCGCGGCATCCACCACGATCACTGGCTACTACCAAAAGCCGCTGAACATTGACTCGGCATTTGTGCGGATCAACACCACCTCTAACGGCCAGCCGATTCTGAATGGCGGTCTGGACTACCCTGTGGCCATCCTGAGCCTGCAGGAATACGAAATGATTGGCCTGAAAACCCTCAACGGTCCATGGCCAAAAGCATTGTATTTCAACCCTGGCGCTGATTCGGGAAATCTATTTGTATGGCCAAACCCAGCCCAAGGCGAAATGCACATCTTTGCCAACACCATTTTCAGCGAATGGGACACGATTAACAGTGAAATAGCGTTTCCCAAGGGCTACACCATGGCCCTGAGGTGGGCGTTGGCCGAGAGACTAATGCCCATGTACGGCAAAAACAGCCAAGTACAGATCGCCATGATCCAAGGCTACGCAGCACAGGCAATTTCTAACCTAAAACGCACAAATATGCAGCCCCAACAGGTCGCCCGCTATCCTGACAGCCTATTGGTCGGCAAGGCCAAGGACGCCGGCTGGATACTTTCGGGGGGTTTCTTCCGTTGATTCTTTAGGTTGACGGATTACTAATAAATGATTAGGATGGATGTTCTACAACAAGGAGCATCCACATGGACGAGAAAGAACTGCAACGGCTGCGTAAACAACGTGAGTATCAAAAAGCATACTATTGGCGAAAGAAAAATGGAGAAGGCCCGCGCCCACCTGGTCGGCCGGCAAATACGCCAGAGGTGCTGTGGAGTAAGGTTGACAAACGAGGTGAGGATGAGTGTTGGCCTTGGATCGGAGTCAAAACAAAGACAGGATATGGCCGAGTTCAAATTAACAGTTTGAATTACTACGCGCATCGAGTTATCTACAACCTTGTTTATCCGGGCGCAATAAATCTCAAAGCACCTAGAAGCAGCGATGAATCAGGGTTTTTACTTCATAGCTGCGACAACCCGTGTTGCTGCAACCCCAAACATTTACGGGTTGGCACACATTCCGACAACATGGCCGACAAGGTTGCCAGGGGCAGATCGCCAGATTTTTCATCGGGCAAAGGTCCAAGGTGTAAATTGACTATGCAACAAGCCCGAGAAGTACGACAATTACGCTCTGAAGGTGTCGGTGTGCGGGAGCTTGCTGAGCGCTATGGCCTAAGCCTACCTTCCATGAAAACTTTGCTGAGAGGCAAGTCATACAAGGAAGAAGGTCATGCCTGATTTCGGTTTTGTCGGCCCATCCTACGAAGCCCCAAGCATTTACCAGGATGCCCAAGAGTGCATCAATTTTTTCCCCGAAGTTGACCCCAACAAACAGCCAGGGCAACGCGGGGTAGTCGCGCTTTATCCGACGCCCGGACTGACCACCAAAGTAGTCCTAAACACGGGCGAGGTGCGGGGTATCCGTACCGTTTCTGGAGGGCAGCAGTGCGTAGTGGTCTGTGGGCCTTACGTCTACGTCCTGACCAGCAATCTGACACCGGCAATTGTTGGGTTTCTGAACACCTCAACCGGACGGGTTGGCATCACCGATAACGGAGTCAACGTCTATATTGTTGACGGCGCATACCGGTACACCTGGAGGATTTCTGCGCCTGCGACGGCAGTGTTTACGGGAAACATTTCCGGCACAACATTAACGGTCAGCAGCGTGTCCACGGGCGCATTAGCAGTTGGGCAGCAAGTGTTTGGCGTGGGTGTTTCAAATGAAACGGTCATCACCGCGCTTGGCACAGGATCGGGTGGCACGGGCACATATACGGTCAACATCTCGCAAACCGTGGTGTCTCAGTCTTTGTCATCCGTTACCGTTGGCGCAGTGGTAACCGGCAGCATTTCCGGCACGACATTGACTGTGAGTGCGGTGTCATCTGGCACTCTGTATCTTGGGCAGACCATCCAAGGCACAGGAATCGCTGCCAACACGATGATTGTGTCGTTTGGTTCCGGCTCAGGCGGCGCAGGAACGTACACCATCAGCAGTTCGCAAACGGTGGGCAGCACGACCATCTACGCACTGAATTTCACCCAAATTCCATCGTCTGACGGGGCGTTTTCGGGCGCAAACACCGTTGACATCATCGACAATTACTTTGTTTACAACGATCCAGGCACACAAAAATGGGGATCGTCTGACTTTCTGAGTCCGATTTCCCCTGCCTTGAGCTATGGACTAAAGGATGGTGGCCCGGACAACTTGGTGTCGTTGATTGTTGACCACCGAGAGGTATACCTGTTGGGCGAAACGTCCTCCGAGGTGTGGGTGGATGCGGGACTCACGCCATTCCCGTTTCAGCGCATTCCCGGTACATCAACCCAACACGGCATTGCTGCAGTGTTTTCTGTGGCTCGATTGGGCAATTCGTTTGCGTATGTAAGCCGCAACAATCGCGGCGAAGCGCAGATCATGCAGATGAACGGGTACATCCCGCAGCGCATCTCAACCCATGCCGTTGAGAACACTCTGACGGGTCAAAACGTAGAAGATGCTATTGCGTGGACATATCAGCTAGAAGGCCACGAGTGCTATGTGGTGACTTTCCCGTCAATTGATCTCACTTGGGTGTACGACATTGCTACCCAGATGTGGCACAAGTGGCTATATGTAAACAATGACAACGTTTACGAGAGACACCGAGGCAACTGCTGTGCGCTGTTTCAAGGAATGGTGCTAGTTGGAGACTACGAAAACGGCAAGGTCTACATGCTGGATCGGCAAAACTACACCGATGACGGGCAAGAAATCCGCAGACTTCGCCGCGCTCCGCATTTGGTGGCCGATCTGCAGCGGCAGTATTTTGACGAATTCCAGATTCAGTTTCAGCCAGGAGTTGGCACAACGGGACTGTCAATACAGACGGGCGCAATTCAGCCTTCGACCATCCAATCGCCGTACACCATTTACCCAAGTGAATCTTTGACTGTTGGGCCAAACGAAATTTTGTATCTCGGCGAAGTGTCAACCATCAACATTCAAGACACTACGACATATCCGCAGGCCATGCTGCGGTGGTCAAACGATGGCGGCAGCACCTGGTCAAACGAACATTGGGTGACCATTGGTCAGCAAGGTAAGTACAAAAACCGCGCAATCTGGCGGCGTCTTGGCATGGCGCGGGATCGCGTGTTCGAAGTGGTGGTGAGCGATCCTGTAAAAGCGGTCATTGTGTCTGCGAATTTGAAAGCCACGCAGGGGGATAACTGATGTCTACCGGAATCTCGCCAGTCTCGCAGAACAACCCATACCCGCAAGCCGAGTTCTTGGACAGGGCCACAAACCGTCCGACGCGGGCATGGCAGCAGTTCTTTCTTAATTTGCTGAACTTCACCAGCACATCAACGGCCACTGCAGGATCGGCAACTTTGCCTGCAGCGCCGGTGGGATTCATCACCATCACGGTCAATGGCAGGCCACAAAAAGTGCCGTACTACGACGTCTGAATCGGAGAAAAGAAATGCCAGATTTAATCGACAGCATTGAAGGCGCGGTCAATCGAGTCATCAATCCGAGTGAGGCGCAAGCCGCTATGTCCAATGAACAGGGCATGAGCGTTAACCTGGGCGGCGGTGTTAGTGCGCTGTATGACCGGCCAATCTTAGGCTACGGCGGCGAAAGTGGCGAGATTATCTATGGTGCGCCGCAATTGACGGGGTATGCACAAGAAACAGGCAGCAATCAATACAACGTTTTTACCCCAGGCGGCCAATTTAGCCATACTTATACCGTCGACCCAAATGAATCCTTGAAGGGCATAGGAGGCGTTTTGGGCGCTGCAGCCCTGTCTGCGGGATTGCAAGGCGCATTCGGCGGCGCTGATTTGACTGGCGGCGCGGAAGCAGCGACCACGGGTGGTGGTGGCGCAGGCGGTGGGTTTGACTATGGACTTGGCGATAGTTACAGCAAACTCGGACTACAACCGCCGCAGATCACAGGCACAAGCGGATTGGTTTCTCCCGGCGTTGCGCCCAATCTAGAGCTTATGGGTGGCGGTCAGGGCATTACCGGAGGTGTAGGCACAAACCTTGGGTACATGGGCGGCGGTCAAGGTCTTGCAACCACGCTTGGGTCAGGACTTAATTTAACGGGCGGCGTTGGTGGAAGTGGCGCATTGATGACCGCTGGTGGATTGGTATTGCCTGGTGCTGGCACTTTGGCAG